AGATTATGTCGCATGTCGTTATTGACGGATGGACAACAATCGGTAAAGATTGCCGCTTTTTCCCGAGTGCATCCATCGGTTCGGAACCGCAGGATCTAAAGTTTAACGGTGAGAAAAGTTATGTCATTATCGGTGACCGCTCCGTATTTCGCGAATTTGTAACGGTTAGCCGCGCTACGGGTGAAGGCGAAGAAACCCGTATCGGTAACGACTGCCTGTTTCAGGCTTGTACGCATGTTGCCCATAGCGGCATTGCAGGCGTACATCAATTTGTCAAGGTGGGTCGAAATGCCATGATCGGCGGCTTGGCCAAAGTCGTTCAGGACATACCGCCTTTTGTTATTGCCGACGGACAACCGGCACGTATTATCGGTTTAAACAGTGTCGGGTTGGCACGTGCCGGCATTTCCGAAGAAACGAGACGGGAATTGAAAAAGGGGTTCCGCCTCTTATATCGTTCAGGCCTTAACCTGGGTCAGGCCATCGAATCGATGGAACAGGAATTAAACAGTAGTGAAGAAGTAGAACACTTATTACGGTTTTTGCGCAATGCGGAACGCGGTATTTGCAGAGGGGCGAAAGACTGATAAAAAAGGGCAGGTAAGCGTTGTCTTGCCTACCCTTTTTTGCTATATCCGTACTGACAGAAAGTGTCGTTTTTTGGTATAATAAAATGTAATATTTAAAACAACAAAAACAACCGATATTAAGCCGTTTTATTTCCGAACGTTAATAAAATCGTCAAAAATTAATTTGAAAAAATTTTAGCCACATCTTCGGCGGCTTTCATTCTCATATCATCTGAATAGTGAATGTAGACTTTAATAACTGTACTGACTTCGTCGCCAAGTAAGCTTGCTACAGTCTTTATATCGACCCCGTTAGCTAATAGCTTGGTTGCGTATGTATGCCGAAGGTCGTGGAACGTCTTGCCGGGAACGTACTTACCGATAACTTCCGAAGGGTATGCACTGTATCGCTGAGGGAACAGCGTCGGCGTTTGACTGCGGCTCTTATATTCTGCCAACATGTTACACAATACTGGCGGGATTGGTATCGTCCTGTATCCGTTTGCAGACTTCGGCGGTTTAACTCCACACTTTTTAGACCCTATCTTATTTAGTTGCTTGTTAACGCTCAACGTTCTCTTATTAAAGTCAATATCTTGCCAAGTCAAGGCAAGCACTTCGCCAAGGCGACAGCCGGTATAATAAGATATGGCGATCATCATGCGGTATCGTTCTTTCACATTATCGAATAATATTTTTATTTCGTCGTCCGTAAAGACGGCGATTTTTTTATTTTCTAATTTCCTTCTAGGAATCGACCTAAACGGATTGGACGCAATAATATGATACGGAGATACCGCGTAATTCACAATTGCGGTTAATGCTCGAAGGTGTGAATTAATTGTTGCCGGGGCTTTGGTTGTCCCTTCCAACGCTTTGGAAACGTCTATATGTGAGATTTTACGAAGCGGCACATTTGCCAACTCGCGGAAAGAATTAAGTGCGGTCTTATACATGATATGCGTATTATGCGTAAGGCTTGCTTTTTCTCGCAAGTATAACGAAGTAAATTCGCCGAGCGTTATATCCTTTAGGTTCTCGTCAATTGGCGTTATTTGCGTTTTTAAGGCTTCTATTATCTGTTGCCCGTACTCTTTTGCTTCTCGCTGTGTTCTGAAGCCCTGTTTTGATTTTTGCCGCCATTTTCGACCGTCCTTATACGATACGATAACTTGATAGGCGTTGTCCTTCTTACGGGTCGTTATATTACTTTGCATTATCCTCAATCCGTTCTGTAAACTTCTTTAACTCGTGATTGGTTATCAGCTTAATCGGAATATATCCGACCCAAAGACCAATAACGGCAATAAATAGACCTGTACCACCTTTTCCAGTAGCGACCATAGCAACCAAAAACCCGATAATAAAGGTCGCCAGATACAACGGTAAAATAGACCCGCTATAAAAATCCTTAAATTCTTTTAACATGTCATCACCTCACACGACTTGGCAATAAAATTCAATCCCTTCAGCTTCTGGGATAATATCACTTCGGCGAATCATTTCTTCTATTAAATTCGCCTGTACATCTCTTTCAAAGTCATTCCCAATGATATGCCCTAACTCATGAATAACTTCTTTCTTGGCTTGTTCACGCGATAACGCTTTACTTACAACAATAGAATAGCTCCCGTCTTCATTTTCTGTTAATGCTGCTTTCGCGTTTGGCACAGGAGCGAAAATTATATTAATCGTCATTATGTGTTTCCTTCGATTTTAGGTATTTAATATAGTCGTATGTTTCTTTCATTTGTTCTTTTGAAAGGTCGCGGCTCGCACTGAATAATACTCTTAACTCTTTATTTGTTCGTAATTCTTCGGCATATTCAGCCGCTTGAGCGTCGATATAATAGCCGCTGTCAGGATTATCCCACCCCATAAGATAGGCGGGTGAAACACGGTATAAAGTGGCTAGGCGTTCAAGTCTATCACTAGGAACGGCAATATCCGCCCGTTCATACCTTAATACAGTTACCTTGCTTACGCCGATTATTTTCCCAACATCTTCAAGAGTAAGGCCGGCCGCTTCGCGAGCGTCCTTTAATCGCTTCGCAAGCCCTTGTTGTAGGTCTGTTATTTCTTTGCCCCAACGGTTTGTATCAGTCATTCTATTCACCTCTTTACACATAACTATTGTGTCAATAATATACCATCAATAAACCTAACAGACAACAATTATTACATAAATGTATAAAAAAGTTTCCTAAACCACTTTACAAAGAAGGAAACAAATGTTACAATTTAGTTACCTTATAGGAAAGGAGATGACAATTGTGATAAACGTAAACAGGCTCAAAGGCGAAATTGTAGCGAAAGGAATGACGCAAAAACAAGTTGCGGACGCTATCGGTATTAGCGATAGGGCTTTTCGGGCAAGACTCAAGAACGGGCGGTTTAATACCAACCAAATTGAGAAAATTGCCATAATTCTGGGACTTAAAAATCCTTGGGATATTTTTTTTACTCATGAAGTTACCTAAAATGAAACAAAAGGAAGAGATTAAAATCACGACAGGAAACGCCGTAATGACGGCGAAGGAAGTCGCTGACTTCTTCCAGATTTCCGTTAACGCAGTATATGCCATGCGGAATGAAGGAAAACTTCACGCCTTGGAAGTTCCGGGGTTGAGGTTCTCACGGGAAGAGGTCGAAGCGTTCGCAACTCTAAGGGCTGAATATTCGGCTACAGAGTGCCGAAGGCTCAGGGCTAAATGCGAACAGCTACGGGATGAAAACGAATGGCTTAGAAGTCAAATCAGGAAGATTACAAGCGACTTACTTGTAATTAGCAACGAAATTTAGAGAGGAGTGTAAAAGATGAAAAAGCAAGTAGCACTTACCGCACCGCCCGCATGGGTAAACAGCCGCCACGGGCTGACGGAAGGGAAGGCGATCGAAATTGAAGAAGTGGAAGAGGTGAGCGAATGGAAAGAAACGGCGGCATTATGGCTGTATATTGGCGGCATGATTATTTTCGCCGCGACTGTATAAAAAAAGAGCCGTGCGGCGGCAACCGACACGACTCAAGGTAAATGACCTATAAGGAGTATAGCATATGGAAAACGAAAAAGAAATATTAAGGCGATTAGAAGACATAAAGAAAATCGCAACCAAACTTAGCCGCGATAGACTTTGTACAAGAGATTTGACAGAAACATGGAAATGGATTATTTGCGACCTTGGCAACGACCTTATCAATATCAAAGTAGAAGCCGACGTTATCGGATTTTTAATTGAAGGAGAGGAAAAATAATGGCTACCTTATACAACATCAATCAGGAACTCTTGAACTGCATTACGGTAGAGGACGGCACAACTATAAACACGGAAACAGGCGAGGTTATCGACGTAGCCGCATTGGAAGCCTTGGAGCTTGAACGCTCCGAGAAAATCCGCAACATTGCGTTATGGATTAAGAACCTGAAATCAGATGTAACCGCCTTGGACGCAGAGGAAAAGGCATTTAAAGCCCGCAAAGACGCTGCGAAACGGAAGGCTGAACAGTTGAGTAAATACCTCGCCGACGTGCTGAATGGCGAAAAGGTAACGGGGGCGGACTTCGCTATCTCGTGGCGAAAGTCTACAGCCGTCAACGTCTTAGACGAGAAGGCATTACCGCCGACATTCCTCGTGCCTCAACCGCCGAAGGTTGATAAGACGGGAATAAGCAAAGCACTGAAGAACGGCGAAACCGTGAGCGGTGCGGAACTCGTTGAACGGCAGAACATGACAATCAAATAGAGGTGAAGAAGATGAAAGAAATACCGTTATTGACGGCTAATGATGTTGAGTGCCGCATAAAAAAGATAACGAATGAAGGGGCAGTCCTTTTGCTGTACAAGACTGCAAGGGTAGACATGCGTATCCTCGACGAGGTGTACGGGGAAATGAATTGGCAACGACACCACGAGGTGATAAACGGAAATTTGTTCTGCACTATATCCGTTTGGGACAGCGAAAAATCCCAATGGATAAGCAAGCAGGACGTAGGGACGGAAAGCAATGCCGAAGCGGAGAAGGGCCAAGCGTCAGACTCGTTTAAGCGGGCAGGCTTTGCGTGGGGTATAGGGCGGGAACTCTATGACGCTCCGTTTATTTGGATATCTGGGAAGGTCAGCAAGTACGACCGCTTCCATGTAACTGATATCCAGTATGACAGAGAGAAGCAAGCGTTTACCCGCCTCACGATTTGCGACGACAAGGGCAAAGAACGGTATCGCCTGAACGGAACGAAAACGGATCGCCCGCAGTCGACAGATGACCGCCGACAGAAAGGACTGGCGGCAATCGCTGAACTTGTCAAGAAGCATAAGGCAGAACAGCCGTTTGCCGATTGGCTTAAGGACACAATGAAGGTTAATAACCTCGACGGGCTGACGGTTGAACAATTAGCCGAAGTCTACAAGGGATTCAAGAAGTGGATTAAGTCATGAAGTGGCAAACAAAAGGAATACAGGTAATTAAGTCTTTCGGAGTCGGGTTATTTATTCCTTCTCCGAAAGACAACGAATTATCACAGATAGACGAATCGCAAGAATATACAGTAGAGATAAAGAAAGTATGCAAAAAAAGAAGCCTAAACGCTAACGCATTTTGTTGGGTCTTGTGCCAAAGAATTGCGGAGCATTTAAGCCGTGACGGTCAGTATTCAAGCCGCGAAGATGTCTACCGTAAGGCGATTAAAGACTGCGGACACTTCACACCGATACCTGTACGAGTCGAAGCGGTGGAACGGTTCAAGACGATTTGGGCGGCTCACGGGATAGGTTGGCTAACGGAAGACATGGGAGAAGCGAGGAAGGCGAAAGGGTATAGGGTCTTGGCGGCGTATCACGGGTCAAGTACATACGACACCACAGAGATGGCAAGACTCATTGACTGCTTGGCTGATGAGTGCAGCCAATTAGGCATACGGCTCGAACCGCCTGAATACATGACGGCACTACTTAACGACTGGGGGTCAGAGGATGACGACAAATCAGTACGGAACGTTCAGTAATCACGGGTTGAGACATACCCGACTGTACAACATTTGGAGCTGGCTTAAAGCTCGTTGCAACCGCCGTAACAATCCGGATTACAAGCTCTACGGAGCAAGGGGGATAAGGGTATGCGACGAGTGGAACGATTTCGGAACCTTCTACGCATGGGCAACGGCTCACGGATACAGCGAAACGCTCACGATTGACCGTATCGACACGGACGGCGACTATTCGCCGAGTAATTGCCGGTGGGTCAGTTGGAAGACGCAAGCAAATAACAAGAGGAACAATCACATGATTACATTCCGCGGCAAACGGGCAACCCTTCAGCAGTGGTCTGACGTTGTAGGGATTAAAGCAAACACCTTGCTCTACAGACTTAAAAGAGGTTGGAGCATAGAAAGGGCGTTAACGACATGAACAAGAATACAAAGCAAGACCGCGAATTATTCCGCAAGACGAAGCGGCAAGCGATTGAGAGAGATGGAAACTGCTGTGTAATCTGCGGCAAATACGGTTGTGACGTTCATCATATCGTATTTCGCTCGCAAGGCGGGAAAAGCACGCTTGATAATCTTGTGTGCTTGTGCCGGGAGTGCCACAACACGAAGGCACACGGAGCGAAAGCGAAGGAGTACAGAACGATGTTCCAGTTATATACAGCCGGGAAGGAGAATGAATGAGCAAAGGAAAACGATATTACTGGTTGAAGTTAAAAACGAACTTCTTCGACAGTAAAGAAATGTTGCGACTGCGAAGCATTGCGGGCGGTGATACGTACACAATCATCTACCTGAAAATGTTGTTGCTATCCCTCAAGACCGACGGACTTCTTGAATACGACGGAGTAGACGCAACTCAAGATGAAGAAATAGCGTTATTGCTCCGGGAAAGCTTGGACAATGTAAGGCTTACGATTGCATTTTTAAAGCGTGTTGGACTTCTAGAAGTTGTGAACAAAAACGATTTTTTTCTCAATCAAGTACCGGTCTTAACTGGTAGCGAAGCAGAAAGTACGGTGCGTTCTCAAAAATGCCGACAACTCAAGCGGGAAGCGGTAGAACAGATTGAAGGCGATGAAAAAACGTTGCAATGCAACGCTAATGCAACGCTAATGCAACAAAAATGCAACGCCAGAGAAAGAGATAAGAGTATAGAGAAAGAGAGTAAGAGTAAGAGTAAGAGGAATAAAACATATTGTCCTTCACTACCTTCGGTAGCTGAAGATATTGTGACTTTTCTCAACTCTGTAACTGGAAGCAATTACAGAAGCACGACAGATAAGACCCGTAAACTCATCGCTGCACGACTTGCAGAAGGCTTTACGGTTGATGATTTCAAAGCCGTCATCACGAAGAAAGCCAAAGAATGGCAAGGCACTGATATGGCTCAGTACTTAAGACCCGAAACCCTATTTGGTACGAAGTTCGAAGGGTATCTTAATCAGCCTGAAGTTAAGAACAATAGGCGATCGCCTTTAAGCCGGGCAGAGCAAGAACGGCAAGAGGGAATAGACGCAGTAAACAGGCTTATAGCCGAATATGAAGAAGAGGAGCGACAGAATGAACAAATCGGACATAACGAAAGCCATAGCACCTTTACAACTGGCGTATAAGGGTGCGTTAGAAGAAGAGCGATTACGACTATACGTCATGATGTTATCGGACATACCGCCGTCAATCCTTGAAGTGGCAGTAAAGAAGCTGATAATGACAAACAGGTTTTTGCCTTCAATCGCAGAGATAAGAGAAATAGCGTACGGCATTAAGGGAACGATAAGCGGAACGGCTGCACCCGATGAGTCGGAAGCATGGGGCGAGGTCATTAAGGCAATACAGTCCGTCGGGTATTATGGCAAGCCGAAATTCAGCCACGAAGCCATAACAACAGCCGTCAATAATATCGGTTGGCAAGATATCTGCATGACTACGAACGACGGGATGAATACACTGCGGTCACAGTTCAGACGGGCGTATCAGTTAGCGGCACAGCGGCAAAAGGACAACCGAGATAATGCTGTACTAGGGATAGACCCGAACAACGAGAAGTTAAAGCAACTAACGGGGAACATTGTGAAACGGTTGAGTTAATTCAATTTGTGGTTGAGTTGAGAGGAGAAAAAGCAAATGTCATACATAAAATTCGGGGAGCATGAGCCGTGCCGAGAGGTTGTAGAGATTGACAAGAAATACGGCAATTCAATGCACCACATATATAAGTTTCCGAACGGGTACGCAGTAATTGTAATTCAGAATGAATATAGCAAAGGATACGAGAACGGGCTTTATGAATTGGCGGTACTGAAAAAAGGTGGGTTGTGTTACCGCATTCCGATTGCAAGTAACACTATCGGATATTTAAGTGCCGATGAAGTAGCCGAACACTTAAGTCGGATAGAAAGACTACCGGATTTAAAGGAGAAGTGAAAAGAAGGGAGTAAATTATGCAACACTCAAAAGCCGTATACAAAATAACGAAATACTCAGCCTATGAGTTTAGCCACGATTACACCAGTATAACGGACGTACTGGATAGATTGAACGCTCGACCCGAATATGACGATGGAAGATATGAATATCTCTACCACGAGAACGGCAATCCGCCGTATTTTGAGTTGTTCGACGGGTACGAGGGAGATGACTTAACCCTTTTACAAGGTGAGTTTTTACTAATAGACCCGGAAGGGCGGCTTTCAAAACTTTCCAGTGAAGAAGCTACACAAGCTATTTTGAAAGGAGAGGGTTTATTTGAAAGAGTACGCATTTAGTTTTAGCAACGAAATGAAGTCGAACGGAGAAGAATATAATCTCTTAGTCACCACAGCTTATGGCATTTATAACTCCGAAAAGGAAGCCATTCTCGAAGCTATGGAAATGTGTGAATATTACGGATACGAATTTACACACCTAGTCGTAGGACAAGCGGAATACTTTACACCTCGAATAGACGCAGAATCAGTGTTAGAGGATTTAGCACAACTAGCTATTGATGACGGTTTCGATGACGATGGGGACCTAACAAAAGTTAAAAGCAAGCACCTAAGAGAGCTTGATAAGCTACTCACAGAAACCTACCTTAAGTGGGAAAATAAGCACCCCGAATATCGAAAGACGGATTACTTAATAACCAATGCTGTTAGATACTCTATCAGTGAATTAAAAGAAAAAACGAAAAACAAGCGAAAAGGAGAATAACCATGAAAAATACAGAAAAGCGGTACATGACAATGAAAGAAGCAATGGAGTATACGGGCATGGGCGAATTAACGCTTCTAGAAACCTTACGTGTTATCGACGCATACCCTATACAGCCTAGCGGATCCGGTACACGGCGATTTATTGACAAGACAGATATTGATGAAGCGTTCCGAATCTTGAAAGACAAGGAACGAGTTATACGACACACACGAAGCGGACGGCACCCGTTTTAATTGAGATTTTAGCGAAGAAAAGGAGATCCGAAAATGAATACTGTACAACTTGAAGGAAACTTGGCACGAGATATAGAAATCAGCTTTACAAAGTCAGGCATGGCGGTAGCCCGCGGAAGCGTCGCATGCAACCGCCGTGTAAAAGACGGTAGCGAGTGGAAAGACGTGGCGGATTTCGTTCCGTTCGTAGCCTTTGACGCCTTAGCCGAAGGCATGAACGAATGGACTAAGGGCACACGGGTTTGGATAGTCGGTAGATTCTCAACGACTAAGTATGAGAAGAATGGAGAAACCCGGTATTCATCGAACGTAGTTGCGACAGGAGCGGGAACGGCGATATTCCCGTTCAAGAAGAAGGACGGAAATAATTCAGGATTCAACGGATTAGGAACGGAGGTGGACGAAGAAATTCCCTTCTAGTATTGAAAAATTTGAAAATTTGGCACTTCTGACGAGTTTTAGAACAACGGACGATAAAATTACCGTACAAAACTCTAAAACTCGTTAGAAGCCAAAATACGACGAAAAAGGAGTAAATAAAAATGGACAATAAAAACGAACGCGACGAAATCATGGAACTCGTGGAAGAAATGATGAAAGGGTTCGGATTAACAGAGACGAGTCTACGCAATCCGATTAACGGACAGATAGAAGAAGCCGACGAAGTACATAAGCCTAACCATTACAACTGGCGAGGGGTTGAATGTAAAGACGTTATACGGCAGTTGTTAGGGGCTGAAGGGTATAAGCGATATTGTGAAGGGAATGTCATTAAGTATCTGTATAGATATACAAGAAAGGGTACACCCGCGACGGACATTGCAAAGGCTGTGGAGTACTTAAGAATGATTGCGGAAGAGGAAGCGGAAGGAGATAAGCATGAATAAGGCTGAATGTTCGGCGATAGAAGAAGCGATAGACTTGTTGGAACATGAAGTTAGGTATAACGGAAGAGGGCTTTGGATTGGGAGTGTATACGTGGCGGAAGATAACGATATAACCGAAGCAATAAAGATATTAAAAGGAATAACAAAAACCAAAGGAGATAAGCATGAACGGACTTGAGTTAATAGGCTATGCGTGCAAGTCGGTAATGTTCTTAGTAGTCGGTATGTTCTTAATTATGATATACGCGGAGATGAGTAACCGATGATACGAAGCAAAAAGACAGTGATAGACGGGATAGTATTCGACAGTAAGACGGAAGCGGAGTATTACGAGTATCTTAAAAGCCTTGAAAAAGACAAAAAAATACACCGCCTTCGCTGTCACCCTGTATATGTACTGCAAGACGCAGTTGAACGACATGGGAAGAAGTATAAAGAGATTAAGTATATAGCCGACTTCGAATACTGGAGCGAAGAAGAACAAACGAACGTTGTCGTAGACGTAAAAGGCTTTGCTATGGAAGACGCAAAATTGAAGCGGAAGTTATTCGTGTACAATTATCCGCATGACAGGTTGGAATGGGTAGCAAAATCGCTTAAGTACAGTAAAACAGGGTGGATTGATTACGACGAGTTGCAGAAATTGCGACGGAAGGCGAGAAGGGAGCGGAAGAATGGCACGAAGAAATAAGCGACGGCATTATCAAGCTCCGCGGATAGTGATTCTAGGGAAAACGGCGGAGAAGAATAATAAGCCGCGAGAATCCGCGTCACGGTGTGCATTTTGCGGTCGTCCGTTGTTCCGTGAATCGGCTTGGCATTGGATGTATGACGAGTTCGGGCAAAGGGTAAAGAAGTGTAACAATGAAGCTATTTGTAGAGAGTGTAGAAGTCAAGAAGGGGAAGACGCTTATATTACAGCAGTTACGGGACGGAGACCTAGACACGAAGAAGAACAGGAGGAAGAATGAACGGACGGGAATATCTTGAGTATGTGAGAAGTCTGAATGTCAGACTAAGAATAAAAGAAGATCGCATTGAACAGTTGCGTAAAGATATATGTACACTACAAGCAATCGACTACAGCAAAGACAGAATAAGCGGAACGAGTTCATCGGATATAAGCGACAAGATTATCAGACTTGATGAGTTAATAAGCAAGACTTCGACGGAGTGGGATAGACTTATAGACGAACGGGAACGAGCTGAGCAGTTAATCAATTCGCTATTCGACGTATATGAGCGACGAGTATTACAGTTAAGGTATGTGTACTGTAAGGGTTGGAACACGGTTGAAGACGGATTGAACATGTCACACGGGCAGACGTTCAGAATACACAAACGAGCCTTGCTACACTTCAACGAACTATACAGAAGAGGATACAAAGTGGTACATGGTGATACTGAATGATACAGTATACATGCGGTATAATGTATGTGTGAAACGTGCGTAAAGCACAATGCCACATATTTATTGTAGTAGTTTTATTTACAGACGGGCGACTCTTAACGGGGTCACCCTTTGCCGTGTAAGGAGTATTCATGATAGAGAAAAAGACTCAAGTCCGTTGTTACAACACTGACTGCCTTAATAATCATAACGGGATATGCTCTGCGAACAGAATCAAGATAGGCGGTACAGGGCGTTGTAAAGACTACGTCGCAGCCACTCATATTATGAATACTTCCAAATACGGCAAGCCCCATGTTTAGGGCATGCCCCTACTGTGGGGGAATACACCAGGGGGAGTGTCCGAACAAACCCAAGCGAGATTACAGAAGAGAACGATGGAACGAATCGGACAGTAGAAGGAAGGAACGGAAGTTCAGAAGTAGTAAGGAATGGCAACGAGCAAGAGCCGAAGCCTTAGAGAGAGACAAGCACTTATGCAGACTATGCCTAGAAGAAGACGGATATATAAGCGTAGGGCAGACGCTTGACGTTCATCACATAGAACCGCTACATAAAGCATGGAGCAAAAGAACAACAACAAGCAACCTTATAACTCTATGTAAGGCACACCATTATAGAGCAGACCACGGGGAGTATAGTCCCGCTACCCTAAAGGCACTGGCGGTATCCCCCCTAGGGATAGGGAAAGAAAAATAGGGAAAAGCCTGAGACCGTACTGCTCACCTCATTTTATACAATTTTCCCTAGGGTCTCACGCACGCAAAGAGGACGGTGAAGAAAATGCCACGGGCAACGAGTGCTAAAGTAACGAAGAAACATTTAACCAAAGAAGAAAAAGCAACACGGCTTGCGGTGGAAAACGCATTTACCGATAATGCGGAAATCGTCGCACCGTCTTATCTGAATGAAGCACAGCTTGAAGTCTTTAATTTTATTACGGAAGTGCTGCGTAAAGCGAATGTCTTGAGTACGCTCGACACGGTGACGATTACACAGGCGAGCGTTGTTATTGACATGCTGAATAATTCGAATAAGACAGTTGCGGGTAATCCGTCGCTTGCTCTTGACGGTATGTTCACGCAGAACATGGAGCGGCTTACACGGACGTACTTGAAGTTGTGCGACGCGTTATGCTTATCGCCACAGAGTAGGGCGAAAATGGGGGCATTGATTGCGAATAAGAAGAAAGAGGAAACAGATCCGTTAATGAATGTATTGAAGGGTGAAGCGAATGAATAAGAAACACCCGGCATACATATACGCAATGGAAGTTGCGGAAGGAACGATTAATGCACCGAAGTACGTCAAAATACAAGTGAAAGAGTTCTTAAAGATTGCGAATGATAAGGATAAGACCTATAAAATCGATGAGAACAAAGTCCGAACGATTGGCGAGTTGCTCAGGCTGATGATAATGCCGAAGGGCTTAAAAGCTAACAGCACGGTGCATGATTCGTTGGCTGGCTTTCAATGGTTTTTTATTATTGCCATTCTATGCACGGTTGAAAGAGAGAACACGGAAAAGCGAAGATACGAGAACGCCATACTGGAGATATGCCGAAAGAACGGTAAAACCTTCATTATTGCCGTTCTTTTTATTTTGCTCTTTTTTATTGAGCCTAAGTTTTCAAAATTCTACTCTGTCGCACCTGACGGCAGTCTGTCACGGGAAATCAAGACAGCCATAGAAGAAATATTGAGAAGTAGCCCAGCTATGTTAGGCAAGATGAACGGCAAGGAAAAGTTTAAGATACTCCGTGATTACATTCACTGCAATATCACGGAGAACCGATATACACCACTCAATTATTCTACTGGACGATTGGACGGCAAACTCCCTAGCGTGTTCTTAGTAGACGAAACGGGAGCATTACCGAACACGTATGCGATTGAAGCCATGCGAAGCGGGCAGTTGACTATCCTTAACAAACTCGGCTTTATTATCTCAACCAAGTATCCGACGCTTAACAACCCGTTTGAAGACGAAGTCGATTACTCGAAGCGGGTATTGAATGGGGCAGTAGATGACGATAAGGTATTTGCCTTGCTTTACGAGCCTGACGATACGAAGGGTTGGGCGACGAACGACGAAGTGCTTGAACAGGCGAACCCGTTAGCGTTGGAAGTCCCTGAAATCATGGACGACCTAAAGGCAAAGCGGCAAGTAGCAATTGAGATTGAAAGCAAGCGGGAAAACTTCATTACGAAGCACTGCAACATCATCTACAGTGGAGCGGGGTCCGAATCTTATGTTAATATTGCCGACTTGCAAAAAGGAGCGGTCGACAGGATTGATTGGCAAGGGCGTGAAGTGTTCTTGGGGTTTGACCTTGCGATGACAACCGACAACTGTGCCGTTGACATGGTCGCATACGACGAAGACGAAGGCAAAGCCTATATGGATTCAGTCGCCTTCATTCCTGAAGATAGAATCGATGAAAAATCAAAGCTCGAACGGATTCCGTATCGCGACTTCATTAATGCGGGGTTCTGCATTCCGTGCGGCAACCGTACTGTAGATTACGGAGCAATCGAAAGGTACATTCTGGAGATTGAAGGTAAATACGGAGTAACAGTTATGGGTATCGGATACGACAGATACAACGCTTTGTCAACGGCACAGAAGTTAGAAGAGGCGGGGCACACCTTAGTGGAGATTAAGCAACATTCAAGCGTACTGCACCCGGCTACAAAGTGGCTTGCCGAATTAATTGCAGAAGGGAATCTTGAGTACGATAAGCATAACAAGTTGCTAGAAATCAACTTTGAAAACTCTCGGTGCGTTTACGATACGAACATGAACCGATACGTCAACAAGAAAAAATCACGCGGCAAAGTGGATATGGTTGTGGCGGGAATAAACGCCATGTACTTACTTCACCAGAATTATATGCTGAATAATACCCTTGATTGGGTAGTACAAATTTAATGAAAGGGGGTGAAATCCTTTGAATATAGTAAAAAACTTCTTCGGAACAGAGCAAAGGTCTGAAGATAACGCGTTTATTGACACGGCTGAAGATATCGACTTGAGTTTGCCGTCATACGACCAGAACACGAGAGTAACACGGCAACAAGCGTTATCTGTTCCCGCCGTGGCGAGTGCATTGTTCTTAATCAGTGGGATAATTGCTGGTATTCCTATTAAGCTTTACAAGCGAGAAGGAAAACAGATCACCGAAGTATCCGACGACCCTCGAATAAAGCTACTGAATGTAGAAACGAACGCCGTACTCGGAGCGTTCGAAACCAAGCAATCCATGTTAAATGACTTAATCATGGAAGGGTCCTGTTATTGCTATATCGGAAAGAACGGCAACAAGGCGGAGTCCTTGCAGTACGTGCCGAATTACAGAGTGGCGGTCATCGATAACGGAAGATTAATCAATCGGCAAGTATCGTACTTAATCGACGGGCAACGGTATGATGACTTCAACCTTGTACGAGCGGTGCGAAACTCAACCGACGGGGTACGAGGGCATGGGCTTCTTGACGATAACAGTATGCAGATATCAAGCATGTACAATGCCTTGGTGTATGAGAACGGGGTAATCAGTAAGGGAGTTCGAAAAGGCTTTTTGAAGTCTGAAGGACGGTTGACGGTTAAGGCTCTGGAAGCTTTGAAACGGGCATGGCGATATATGACTTCCAAACTCGGACAAAGTGACGTTATAGTTCTTAATAAGGGTATTACGTTCGAATCGGCAGACAGCACCGCGGTAGAAAATCAGCTGAACGAGTCAAAACAGACCAATGCGGACTTGGTGTACAAGCTATTCGGCTTTACCGCCGATACATTCACGAATGAAAAGGCGTTTAATATCTTTATTAAGACGACAGTCATGCCGATTGTAAACTGCTTTACGGAATCAATAAACAGAGCGTTGCTGTTGGAAGACGAAAAAGGCACGTATTACTTCAGCCTTGACATGAACGATTTGCAAAAAGCGGACATGCTGACCAGATTTAACGCTTACAAGACGGCTCTTGATAGTAACTGGATTAGCGCCGATGAGATTCGACAGCGTGAAGACTTATCGCCGATGGGTATCGACTTCGTCAGCATGAACCTTGCGAACGTGTTCTACTACCCCAAAGACAAGAAGGTATACACGCCGAACACGGGTATATTAAGCGACTTAAACGATTTGAAGCCGCAGAAAGGGGGTGAGAACAATGAAGATTGAAGTACGTAATGGAGCGGTTAACATTGAAGGGTATGTGAATGTTACGGAACGCTTGAGCAAGCCGATCAGAGACGTTCGCGGTCAGTTTCTTGAAAGGGTAGCCACGGGAGCGTTTAATTCTGCACTTCAACGTAACGACAATGTAGAATTACGCTTTAATCACGGGAGAAAACTCGGCGATCAGAAAGACGGGTCGCTCGAACTTCGTGAAGACAACATCGGACTGTACGCTAAAGCGACGGTAACGGATACGGAAGTTGTTAAGTTAGCCGAAGAACGACAGCTGAAAGGGTGGTCGTTTGGATTCCGCAAGCTCGAAGATGAATGGACGAAGGCAGACAATGAGCCCGAAATCCGAACGCTTAAGGCTATCGACATGAGTGAAGTCAGCATATTAAGCGTTAATCCCGCTTATATCGCAACTTCTATCGCAGTCAGAGCCGACGACGGCGAAGAATTAACGGAATGCCGTGCGAACGACTCGGCAACGGGGGTCGTTCAGTACGATATTGAAGAACGCCAAGACGACAAGACGAAAAACGAAGCCTTTCACGAAGTAATTGAAAAACTCAAGAAGTAGCGGTTGCCATTGCAACCGTTTTTTATTATTCAAAGGAGAAAAAGCACATGAATTTCAAGAAATTAATTGAAAAACGTAATGATTTAGTTGCCCAAATGGACGAGTTGGTAAAGGTCGCTGACACCGAAACCAGAGCGTTAAACGAAGAAGAAACAAAGAAATTTGAAGAATTGCGGGCTGAAGTTGCCAATATCGACAAGACTTTGGAACTCGCTAAGGAAGAACGCTCGATGATGAACACGCCTGAAGACAAGAAAGCCGACGTAACGGGCAAAGAAAAAGAACAGGCTGAAGAACGAGCATTTGCCAACTTCTTGCGTACGGGTGCAACGTCCTTTAATGACGTTGAAACACGTTCGGACGTGAACCTTGGCAAGGGTGACAATGGGGTTGTTGTTCCGTCGACGATTGCGGCACGTATTATCAAGACGGTTAAGAACATTGCTCCGATTATTCAGAACTCCGACTTCTACGATGTAAAAGGCGATTTGGTCTTTGTCGTCGATGACGAATCGACAACCAAGACGACTTGCAATTACGTTGCAGAGTTCCAAGAATTGGAATCGACGAGCGGTAAATTCAAGGCGGTAACGCTTAAAGGAAATATCGCAGGTGTACTCGTTAAGGTGTCTAAGTCTTTAATCAACAATACGGGCTTTGACATCGTGAATTACGTAGTGACGAAGGTCGCTGACTCTATTGCTCAATTCTTGGAAGGCGAAATGATTAACGGCACAACCAAGATTGAAGGTCTGCTGAACGCTAAACAGGTTGTGACGGCAGCCGGTGCAACAGCCGTAACCGCTGATGACCTCATCGATTTGCAACTTAAAGTGCCGCAACAGTACCGCGGCAACGGTTGCTTCATTATGAATCCGAAAACGTTCGCGGCGTGTGCGAAGTTGAAAGACGGACAGGGGCAATACTTGCTGAATAAAGATATTACGGGTGCATTCGGTTACACTCTCTTGGGTCGTCCCGTATTCGAATCCGACAACATGCCTGAAGTAGCAACGAAGAAAGCGGCAGTCGTGTTCGCTGACCTTATGGGGTATGCAACGAAAATCAGCGGCGATAGTGCCGAAATTACAATCTTGCAAGAACGTTTTGCAACGCAGTATGCGGTTGGTGTGGCTGGATACGTCGAAGTAGACGGCAAAATCGTTGACCAACAGCGAATTGCTGTCCTTAAAATGGCGTAATGATAACGAGTTGGGCGGGGCATTTTAGCCCCGCTTCAATGAAAGGCGGTGACATGTATGAAAGTCAGTGAATTAAACAGGGATACTGTCGCAAGCTTCATACGTGCTGACGTATCGCCGTCGACTTCGAATATTCTTGATATGACTTTACGCGGAGCGATCGCCTATTGTTCTTCGTATACAGGACTAACGGAACAGGCTCTTGACGAGTATGAGGATATGACGCTTGCCGTACTGGCGTTGTGTGCAGAGTTCTACGACAACCGCACGTATACAGCGGTAGAAAACGCGGTCGTGAATCCGACTACTCAAGCTATTCTTGATAAGTACTCGATGAACCTGATAGAGGGGTGTAATCATGTATCGCAAGGGTAGATTGAGTAGCCTGTTACAACACGAAGCAGAGATACACGCTAACCGTAAGAGTACGACGATGAACGAACTGGGGCAGTACCCTATTGAAGATACAATCGTCGGTCGCATGTGGTGCGGAGTGCTGCCACAAACAGGGAGCCTACTCAACGGACGTGCCGCCGATACTACACTATCCAAGACAACACACAAGATAGTGTGCCGTTACCGCGATGATATTACGCCTGACATGTGGCTAATCATTGACGGGAAGCGGTATAACATACTTTACACCATGGACCCGTATTTGAATCATGAGCGGCTAGAAATCTTCACAGAGGTCGTAATATGAGTATCGACGTACAGTACGAAGGACTCAGCGAGTTATCGCATGACCTGTTAGACCTCGCGGCAAATCAGTTTCCGAAGGATACGAAAAACTTCTTACAACGAGCCGGGAACAAGCTGAAGGCAAGGGCAAGAACGGCGTACAAGAAGGAAACAAAAACGGGAACGAAGAACCTTATTAAGGGTCTAAAGCGTGATAGAGCGTATAAGTACGGTAAAGACGAGTGGCAAGTACGTGTAAAAAACACGGCACCGCACGCATGGCTTGTCGAACACGGGCATGTCATGCTTGGACACAAGGCACAAGGCAAGCCGAAGCTAATCGTAGGCAATACAGGCGAAGCGTTCGTAAGAGGGAAAAACATCATGGGTAAGGCTCGCAACTCCTTCCCACCTGAATATTACGAACTTGCGGAAGAGTTTATCGACAAGATGTTGAATGAGAAAGGACTCGGCTAATGATAACAGCAGTAGACATAATAAGGGCGTTTACGGTACAGTGCCGTGACCTGTTGGGGTGCGACGTGAACGACAGGGATATATCAGAAGGCTTTGAGCGTCCTTCGTTTTTCATCGAAATCGTAGACTTTCGCAATGAAGATATAGGACAAGAAATCCGCGGCGACTCATTGAATATGTACATATATTACTTCAATGAGAAGAGAGAGGTCGGATACCTTCGGCTACTCGAAGCACGGGAGAAGATCCGCGAATTACTGGCGGCACCCGTGCCGATTACAGACGGGTACAGTCTTACGCCTGATGATATCATCGAAACGATTAATAAAGGGGATATGACGTATATAGTCAACTTCAATGTTGACATATGGCAACGCAGACCCGAACCTGAAGGCGAATACATGCAAGAACTCGAAGTTAACGGACAGCAAGACCACTAAGACCTGTCATATACGGGTATTTTTTAATTATGAAAGGGGTACACAATGGCAATTGGGTTACCGAATATTGATATCGTTTTCCTTCAAAAAGCGGTATCAGCCGTAAAACGTTCTGAACGTGGAACGGCATTGATCATATTGAAAGACGATAAACAAACCGAAATCGGCTATGACATATTCAAGTTTGAAGCCGACGTAACAGATAAGAAGTACAACGCGGACACGATTAAACTCTTGAAGCGGTGCTTTTACGTGAATGTGAATAAAATCGTTGTGCTGCATGTGCCGACGAAAACAACGGCATTTGCGGATATTAAGCAAGTAATTGACCGAATCAAATACAACTGGGCTTGCACGACGGTCGCCGAATGGCAAACGGATCTAGTTTCGTATACGAAAAGCCGTAATGTCATCAGCAAGGGTAGAAAGGTCAAGTGCTTAGTCGCAAATGTGACGGTGGCTGATGATAAGCACGTCGTAAACATGAAAGGGCAGTACGTACACGAAGCCGACGCTGATAGCAAGACGAACGTAAAAATGACGGACTATTTGCCGCGTATCGTGTCGATTCTCGCCAACCTTCCCATGAATCGCAGTATTACATATTACGAGTTGGAAGATTTGGACTATGTAGACAATTCGTTTATTACGAATGAAAAGGACGCTAATAAGTGGACTGATGAAGGGTGGCTGCTCTTAATCAACGACGATGAAGATAACGTTGTTCGCGTGGGTCGTGGCGTGAACACGCTCACAAGCTTCACTTCTACAGATACGGAAGACATGCGGAAAATCATCATTGTTGAGTCCATGGATTTAATGCTTGAAGATTTATACACGACGTTCAAAGAATACTATGTAGGCAAGTACAAGAACCATCTCGACAATCAGTACTTGTTTATCTCCGCGGTCAATTCGTACTTCAAGTCGTTGACTAAAGTCGTAAATGGGGAAGTTCTCGACCCTGAATACGACAATCACGCCTTTGTTGACGTTGAAAATCAGCGCGACGCGTGGTTGAGCGTAGGTAAAACAGAAGCGGAAGACTGGGACGAAGATAAAGTTAAGAAGATGAGTTTCAAGTCTACCGTATTTTTGGCAGCCAAGATTAAAATCCTTGACGCAATGGAAGATTTAAGTTTCCAAATTACTATGGAATAGGGGGTAAATCATGGCGAATAACAAGGAAATTCATAACCAAATACTCCGCGGTCAATTCGGTAAAGTATGGATTGACGGGGAATTGTATGCCAATGTAAAGAGTTTTGAAGCAAAGATTTCACTCAAGTATGAAGCGGTAGACATTAACGGTGAAATGGGTGTACATCAACGCCTTGTAGGATTCGAAGGTGCAGGAACAATTGTACTTCATAAGATTGATAGCCGCGTAGCACAGAAGATTGCGGGGAAAATCAAAAACGGGTCTGTTCCGGACATTAAGATTGTATCGAAGATTACCGACCCGGACGTGAACGGAGCGGAACGTATTGAACTTACAGGCGTAACGCTCGATGAATTGGCACATTCTTTTGAGAATAAAAAAGTACAGGAAGAAAGCTATCCGTTTAAATTCGCGGATTACAATTATCTTGACTATATTCTGTAATTAAGTAGGGCGGGGGCAACCCCGTCCGCTTCTTTTATGAGGTGATCCGAATTGAAGAAAATCAAATTAGAAGACTTATTGAGCCGTAAAATGACCGAAGGCTTCCAGTCTAAAGAAGTCTACGTAAAAGGCTTAGGCGGTGAAATCACAATCGTCAAGCAACCGCTTCCGACTGTTCTTAGACTCATGGACGACATCAAGCAAGATGACATGACGTTATCGGCGGTCATGGATTCTATGGTACAGCTTATATATAATTGCGTTCCATTGTTTAAAAACAAGGAATTACAAGCAAAGTATGAATGTGCCGAACCTACGGACGTTGTGTACAAGGTCTTGAATGACAGCGTGGAAGATATCACGACGATAGGCGAAGCGATTCTTGCCATGTACGGAATTAACAATCCGGTTGAAGAATTAAAAAAGTAATAAAACGGGACAGAGAGTTATCGATGTTCCGTTACTATATCCGAAAGGGTCACAACATATCTTCATTGCTCGGCTTAACAGCAACGGAAAAAGCGTTTTACATTGCTTGTTTTGAACTCGACATTGAAGATATAGAAAGGAGCGTAAATGGCAAAGAGTATTAACGTCCTTCTATCCCTGAAAGACAGGTTTACCGCACCCATGCGACAGGTCGGCAATACAACCAAAGACACGGAACGGAAGCTAACGGCAATGCGTAACCGCCTGAATAACTTCGGCACTGGGATTAATAACAAATTCCTCGGAATCGCTGGCAGTATCGGAAAAATGGGACTTGCGATGACAGGACTCGGAGCGTTTGCGGGTGTCGGTGCGATTGTCGAATACGGCAAGAAGGCGTTAGACGTAGCAAAGGCGGCAGAGTTGTCGCAGACCGTTCTCCGTAACAGTATCGCTAATAACAATAGCCTATACGACAAGTCGGCCGCTTCCATTGACGCGGCTCAAAAGCAGTTGAATGATTACGCGTCACAGTGGGGGAAAGTCGGAGTCATCTCGGCTGGAACGATACGGGCGGGATACACGGAACTTAACAAGTGGAACGTTCCCGTGGACAAGGTCAATGACCTATCCGAAGCCCTGACTAACTTAGTTGCGGGAAAGTTTGGGATCAACGCCACGGCAGAGGACGCTCAACTTGCGTCACAGGCGATAGGGCGAGCCTTTAACGGTGACGTTGCGGGACTTACCAAGATGAAAATACCGCTTACCGAAGCACAAAAGTTAATCATCAAGAACGGCACGGAAGCGGAACGCCTTGCGACTATTAATGAAGTCGTAAATGGCACCTTCAGCAAGCAAAATGAGATATTAGCGAACACGCCTGATGGTCAGCTCAAGAGAATGAAGAACCAACAGGCGGCACTCATGGCGACAATTGGCAAAGGCTTGTTACCTATGCAGAAGGCATTTATTGACATGGCAAGTACAATCATGCCGATTATCGCACCCGTCATACAAGACATATTCGGACTGTTCAGCGGTGCATTTACTTGGATAGCCGAAGTCATTAATGAAAACAAAGACAGCATACAAGAAGGCTTATCCAGTGCGATGAACGAAGTAAAATTCGTTATCTCATCGCTCGGCAAGGTGATACGGTGGTGTGCTGATAACCTCGGCTTCCTCGTTCCTGTTCTCAAGGCTGTTGCGGGCGGCTTTGTTGCCTTCAACGGTATAAGCATGGTTATGCCCTTGATTAAGGGCATTGTTGGCGGCTTAATGAGTGTGATTAAGGTTGTACGCGTTATTGTTGCGGTACTGGCGGCAAATCCTATACTAATCGCTATTATGGCGGTGGTAGCCGGGATATATTTACTTGTAACCCATTGGGACGAAATAAAAGAAGTCGCAATAGAGGTATGGACGGCGGTATCAGAATTTATATCTGAAACATGGGACGGCATAGTAAGCACCGTTACTGGCTTTATTGACCGCGTATCCGCTTTAATATCGGACTTGTATGAGAGCATAATTACAACGCTTAGACCTATCCTCGATGACGTTACGCAGATATTCAACGGCATTACGGACTTCTTAACGGGGGTATTTACAGGCAACTGGGATTTGGCTTTCTCTGGTCTTGTGCAAATCTTTACGGGGTACTTCGATATCATTCGTAACGTTGCTGAAGGCGTATTGAATTGGGTACAAGACAAGTTACAATGGGCGGCCGACGCGATTCAAGGCATACGCGATACAGGCAGTGCAATTATAAACGGTACGGTTGGTAAATTGGTAGGAGACGGCAATGCGACGGGTACGGAATACTGGCAAGGCGGTTTAACTTACGTCAATGAAAACCAAAGAGGCGAAATCATCAACTTGCCAAACGGATCCCAAGTCATTCCGCACGATGAAAGCATGAAACAGCTTGCAAACAGCGGTGGCGGTGTAACCGTAAACATGACGATACAAGGCAATGTCATCGGTAATGAAGCGTTTATGAATGAATGTGGCAAGCACATTACAGAGAAAATCATGCTTGCCATGAACAATATGTAGGCGGTGAGAAAATGAATTTTACAGACAACGCAAGAAAGATAATGACTCAACGCTTACAAGCAAAGAAGGCGGAGCTTGAACACACGGCAATAAGCAGAGCGACGCAGTACGCTGATAAACTTAGCCATGGGTTGGTAGGCAAGATACTGGACTATGCCGAACGTAAGCCGTCTACAGATATCGTATTCCATTCGGAATTGACCAATGAATACATTACGCTACCCGTCATTCCGAACCCCTTACCGACGATAAACGAGCCGCAGAATAATGAGACATTCAACGGATTACGCGGTGATATTAAACTCATCGGGCCTATGGGGCTTCGGTCGCTAACCCTTGATAATATTCTTCTACCCGTCAATAAGTCGTATTCCTTCATTCGCGGCAACGGTACAGACGGGCAAGCGTGTTTGCAGTTTTTCAAGGCACAAAGAGCCATGAAAGCGGTTATGCGGATATGTATTATACAGTCCGACGGCAATGAAATATTGAATATGCCCTGTGTCATAAATGACCTTTCTTACACGCTCGACAAAGTCGGAGACATTAAAGCGACAATCAGTATTGAAGAGTACGTATATACCAACACTTCAACGCAAACGCAGTCGACGACAGGCGGCGAGAATAAGGAAACGGGGGTAATGCACTAATGAAGTTGCAATACACCAACGTTGAAAAGGATAAGGACGGTAAGGACACGACCGAAACCCGTGAGATTACGGCGTATACAAATAATTACCAACGCTCCGACAGTATCGACACATTGGGGCAAGAGTTTAGTTTTGACCTCGTTGATAACCCTTTCGATGTGAATATGAAGGGTCAACGGCTCAAGATTGGCGGCAAGATTGAGTTCAGTAATCAGAAGAGTAATAACCGAAAGAGTGCGACAATGACACTCAACGAGGAACCGGAAGAAGTACCCGTGTTCCAAGGTATTGTTGTGAGTGAGAAGCAGAGCGGAGCGAGCAAGTACAGCTATACATGCTTTGACTATTGCTTCTATCTCAACAAATCAGAAATTGAAATCCAGTTTAACGGCGTAAGCGGAACGGAAGCGATTAAAAAAGTATGCAGTGAAAATGACGTACCACTCGGCAATGTTGCCGATATCAAGATCAGTATAAAAAAGGTCTATCAAGGTCAGCCCGTGAGCGAAGTCATACAGGATATTATTAAGCAAGCTACGGACGAAACGGGCAACAAGTACCGCTTAGAATACAGAGACGGGAAAATCCATGTAGAAGACTATAAGGAATTGGTCTTGAAGGACGTAATTACCGACCCTATTAGTAATTATTCCCGTGACCTTTCTATGGAAGAAATGCGAAATAGCATTGTTGCAATCTCTAGTAAGGAAAAAGCTGCTTCCGTGAAGTCTACAATCCAAGATGATGAGAGCGTAAAGAAGTACGGCTTAATCCGTAAAATAGTAAAAGTCGACGATAAGAAGCAAGCACAGACGGCACAGATTGCCAAGAAAACAATACAGGATTTAAACAAGGTCGGCGAGAAACTCAATGTGACACTTCTCGGAGATGACACGGTGCGAAGCGGTCGAATCATTGTCATCGATGACAATACAGTAAATATTCACGATAAATTCACCGTAACCAACTGTAAGCACGCTTACGGAGTCAATCATACGATGACACTCGACTTGCAAAGGGTTGTTCCGGAACCTGACACAAGCAAGTACACGACAACGACAACGACAACCGCGGCACCGAATGCCGTGAGCAGTACGGCAAATGCCGCACAGGTAGACGCGGGCATGAATGCACTGAACGGGTATGAAAGTGTATACACCGATAACGGGTGCGTTGATGTAGCAGTAAAGGCGGGGTCGTACTACAATCCCTTTCTTAAGCATGAAGCGGATATCGGTACAAACAATGTTGATGTTCTCGCAAGTCATGCGGAAGCGGCGGGATACAAGGTCGAATCCTTCGACGGATACGCGAAAAAAGGTGATCTGCTTATATACGGTGACAATCAGCATGTAGTTATTGCCGACGGTGCAGGCGGTTGCTTCGGTAATTCTTCTAGCCAAGGTCACGCAACGTTCTACAGTGACGCGAATTACGCATGGCACAACGGTGAGTCGCCTTCTAAAATTATACGAATGTCGTAAGGGAGTGAGAACATGGAAGAATGGCATGGAACGATTGCTAAAGAATTAAAGAGCCGAACCAATCCGATACGCATAGGGGCGGTACTCGGTGAAGTGGTCAGCACGTCGCCTTGGAAGGTGGCAATCAAGGACGGCAAGTTTATGATTGACAACTCAAACGGGTATGTGTGTTTCTCACTTCTTCATCACATTACGACTTACGCTTATAGACACAGCGGGCAGATGACTCATAACGGTTGCCAAGCCGGCAGTAACTCCGGGTACACCGCACAAGGAGAAGGAAAAATCGTACTCAATGAATTATGGAAGACAGGCGACAAAGTGCTTGTTATTCCGGACGAAAACGAGCAACATTTTTTTATCGTTGATGTAGTGAAGGAAGGAGTTTAAATGTTTCCGAAGGACTATAATTTTACGAACTCAATCCAATCGACTGCAACCGCGACAAACTCACAGCACAAAGTAGGGCGGTCGTTCGCATTCGACTACAAGACTCACCGCTTTATCTTTAAAGACGGGCGAAACGTAGAAGATACGCAGATAGAAGCCATTAAGCAATGGATTGAGCTGTTCATACGAACAGAACTAAAAAAATATATGATATACTCTGATTCCTTTGGATTGGACTTACGGCACCTTCTTGGCTATCGGTTGCCTAGAGCCTATCAGGTATCAGAAGTAAAGCGAAGAATAACAGAAGGAATCATGAACAAAGTCCCGTGCGTTGCGGTTGTGAAGGACTGGAACTTTAACGCGGGAATTTTTTATTTTACGGTTGTTACGAATACGGGGGAAGAGGTGAGAATCGATTATGAACTCGGAATATAGTGTAGACAAGATTCACAATACAATGCTCGAACATATCGACAACGCCTACCAGAAGACCGAAGGTTTTCCGACGTATGACTTAACAAGGGGCGAAGCGTTCGCCTTGCTTGAATTATGGAAAAAGTGCGAAGAGATTGAAAGAAAACAAGACGTTGATAACCTTACGGGTGAAGAACTAAGCCGTATCGCCTTTCAGCGTAAAGGAACGCAAAGGCGTAAGGCAACGAAGGCTATCGGCAGTATTCGGATTGTAGACGGAAGCGGCACGATACACCAAGGCGATCTGTTTGAGTCCGAAAGCGGTATACAGTATGAATCGCTCGAAACTAAGGACGTAACTAAAGGCGATACGGTGCGTATTCAGTGTATGCAAACGGGTGCAGTTGGCAACGTTCCTAAAGGTACAATCACACAAATGCCGATTACAATACAGGGGATTAACTCAATCATCAACGATGAGCCAACAATCAACGGCGAAAATGAAGAAAGTGACGACGACCTTAGGGAACGGTATTATGAAGAACTCCGTGAACCGGCAACAAGCGGCAATGATTACCACTATAAAAGGTGGGCGAAGGAAGTCGAAGGGGTCGGAGAAGCAAACGTAATAGGCTTGTGGAACGGCAACAATACCGTGAAGGTGGTCATAATTAACTCCGACAGGCAACCAGCCGACTCGACGCTTGTGAAGAGGGTACAAGAATATATAGACCCTGACAGCAAGGGCATAGGAGCGGGACAAGCACCCGTCGGAGCGTATTGTACTGTTGTGAGTGCTACGGCTGTTCCGATTAATATCACGGTCACAGGCGTATCACATACAGCGACGGCTACAAAGTCATCTATTACGGCAGCCATAACCGCTTCAATTACGGAGTATCTAAAGGCGATCGCCTTCAAGCAGCCGTATGTATCAGTTGCACAGATTAGTAATATTATTCTAGGTGTTCAGGGTGTGACGGATTATGAAGCGGTTACAGTCAACGGGCAAGCGACGAAGATACCGCTCACTGTCGAACAGGTCGCAACTCTCGGCACGGTTGAGGTGACACTCAATGACTAGAACGGATTTTAAAGAATACGCCTTAAAAGCGATAAATAAGATATACCGCAATGACCCATGGGTTAGAGCACTGTACCAAGCGGCAGGGCTTCAGCTACAAGACATTGACGGGGCACTCGATGAGTTGTTAAATAATGGCTTTTTCGACGCGGTCGGAGCAAGGGGATTGAGAGTATACGAAAAGGACTTAGGCATAAGCCCTAAAGGTTCAGTAGACCAGCGACGGCAGATTGTGCAAATGCTTTGGAATAACAGCGGCAAATGCACGCTTGAAAAAATCAAAGCAATCGTAAAAACCTTCGTTCTCGATGATGTAGAAGTCAAGTTTGAGGACGGTTTGTTGAAGCTTGAATTTAGTAATTCTTCATTCGTGTACGCAGTGAATCAGATCCGTCAGAACCTCGCCATTGTGAAGCCGTCGCATATCGGTATATCGATTGCAGACGTTCACGACGTAGATGGGGGTATCTCGGCGGCAGTCTGGGTGAGCCGTCGAAACACGACGATTATAGAACCGTCCGTAGGTGTGAACGCTGACATGGACACGGCAGACTTATACGGCGGTGTGTGGGTTAAAGTTGGCCATGTAGTTAACAGTGTAGGTTAGAAAGGAGAATATTATGGCAAGTCAGTATCCGCGTAATATTATAACGGCTAAAGGGTATAACCTTCTGGCAGAATCAATCGCAACGAAAAAAGCAGTAGTATTTACTAAAGTTGTTGTCGGCAACGGTGACGACAGCGGCAAGAATATCAGTCAGATGACGAATGTAATCAGCCCTAAGATGACATTACCCGTAAGCTCGGCGGTTAAGGACGGAGACGGGCAGTACATGATAACGGCGACATTGTCGAACAGTACCGTTGAAGAAGGTTTTTTTCCGAGGGAAGTCGCCTTATTCGCCAAAATTGACGGCGGCGAAGAGGTTATGTATTCGTACACGAACGGCGGTAATCAGGTAGGGTATATCCCTGATAAGAACACGCCTATTGACAGCGAAATTTACAAGATTCGAACAAAAATAGGCAACGCAAGCAATATTACGTTCGTTCATCAAGACGGAACGTACATTACACAAGCTGATTTGAAAGCACACGACGCGGCGGCAAACGCACATGAAAGCCGCTTCCAAGCAGTCATTACACAGCTTAATAATATGATTACGAACGTAGACCAGTCGGACACGCAGACCAAAGCACCGACTCTGCAACTCGTAAAGACATTGCTTGCGGGATTAAAGATTAAAGACGGGAAAGACGTTGTTAAGGCTCTGGGGACCGAAACACTTTCGACGCTCGGCGTTCGGTACAGCTTCACCAATCCTAACGCATGGTATATATGCTTTGGGCAATTGTTCGGCAATGTGGTTATTCAGGGCAACCAAAAGTATTACGGCTCGGACGGTTGGGTCTTGCCGGTAGCCGTGTCGCAGATACTTACAATGCAAGCAACCGATACAGGGGTAGGAAGTTACTCATACGGGACGGAAGCAATCGGCGGCACACGCGTAAAAGTACATGGAACAAACGCGAATCGGCAAGCACAGTTGTTAGTCGTAGGCATTGCTTAGGAAGGAGAACATCATGGAATATGTATTCATAGTAAAACCGACAGGCGAACGCATTACGTCTTATGTAGTGGGGATTCATGGCTCAAGTGTTGAAGAATTACAGAAGAAAGCCGCAGCTGATTATCCTGAAGCAACCACATATCAGGGTGGCGATGATATGCAGAATGAGTTTACTTCTGGTAAGTGGTACACAGGCGATCACTTTTTCATTCCTGACGAATCACGAAACAAGAGCGATGAAATCGCAGCGATAAAGGCAGAGTACGAGCCGCGTTTTCAACGGCTTAAAGACGCAATTCTTCAACGTGCTTTAATCGGTGCGGCATATACCGACATTCAAGCACAATATAAGAAGTTAACCGCGGAAATGGCAACCGCGATTAAGGGGGTTAAATAATGGACGAATTAAACAAGGCAACAGTCGACTATTCGAATATTCCCGTTAAGTATTATTGTGAATACTGTGGCTCGGAACTCTTAGACAACGGTCGTTGCCCTACGGAAGATTGTATCCACAACTTAATTTTAGACGTATTGGGCGACGAAAACGCAGAAAGCGAAGGCTAGGCATGTGGACATGGAGTTTTACGATTGAGAGCGTCGGCACTGTTGTCGGAATTGTCAGTACCATATGCGGGGCAATATATTATTTCGGTATATCGCCGATGTTGGAGAATATCAAAAAAGACCGCGAGAACGATATAAAATTCATTACGACTAAGTACGATACTCTAATCGAGACACTGAAGGAATTAAAAGAGGAAATTCGATTATCTCGACAAGACCGAATCCAACAGGCGCAGCGTCATCTTCAGCTTGTCGGACGGGTTGACGTATTGGAGTCCAGAATCAACGACTTGCGGAACGAATTGCACGGAGAAAAGCGATGAGAGAACAAGTTATTAACTCACTCAAGAAGGCGTTTCAATCGGCAAGGGTTGCGAGAATCAGTCCGACGGGAATTATTGCGACTCGATTCCTTGTATCGATTATGATTACTCCGATTGTACTGATGTCGATTACATATCTGCTTTCGTTTTTACAAGGATACGTAAGCGAAGAACACGGGCGACTGATTGCGGTAGGCTCGGGCATCGTGGACCACGTGTTCACGCCACCCGTGGTTGTCGCCTTTTCAGGGTTCCTGGCATTGTTCATCGACCGGAACGGCAACGGCATACCCGACAGACTGGAAGAACAACAGCGGCCGCAAGTGCCGAACACAAGCGAAAGAGGTGAAGGAAAGCGATGAAATACGGAATTGACGTATCCACTTGGCAAGAAGGCTTAGACTTCGAACGGGCTAAGATACTCGGTTATGACTTCTGTATCTGTCGAATAGGCTACACGGGAAGCGGTCATATTCTCGATGACCTGTTCGTACATAACATTAATGCGGCGAAAGCCAACGGAATGGAACTCGGCGTATATTATTATTCGACAGCCACGACGATAGAAGAAGCCGAAGCCGAGGCCGACTGGTTACTTGAACAGCTGAACACGTATCTCGACGGAGTCGACTTATCGGCTGGGATATGGTTAGATGTGGAAACCGAAGCACAAAGAAACCTCGGAGCGGACGAACTGACAGCGGTTGTCATGGCGTGGGTGAATCAAATGAACGCTGCGGGTAAGTACGTCGGCATATACGGCAGTTACGATATGTTCACAAACGGCATGAACGTTGATAGCCTGCCGAATTACGTTCCGTTATGGGTTGCTCAATATTCCAGCCGCAATGACTTGTTGCTCGAAAAGCCGAATGCTAACATAAAAATATGGCAGTATTCGGAATCCGGGAACGTTGACGGCGTGAATGTGGACGAAAACGCCATGTACGACTAGAAAAAGGCGGTGAATTAATGAATTTTCCGACACTTAACGACGAAAAAACGGGCAAGTGGCTGAAACTTGCCTTATTTTGCGTTCTAACGGCTTTTTGCTTGTTCGGCATATACTTTGCCGTGAATCACGTAAAACAGCCGTCAGACGAGCCTGTACGAATGCGTTTTTCGGCCACGGAAGACAAAAATGCGGTAAAGAAGGATTTACGAGTTTCTGACCGTGAAGCCGCCGAAATCGTAACGAAAATCGAACGGATTCACGATGGTAAGACTGCTCCGAACGTATCGTATTACGTAACCGCTCCGAATTTGACTACCGCCGCCGATAAGACGGAACAAGCTATCAGGAAGAACGATAGTCAGATCCCGTTAGCAGCCAGAGCAAAATCGGATAGAACGGTCGTCACCGTGGACGAAGAAAAACAAAAAATAGACGTGTATAAAATCAACTTGCGTAACAACCACAAGATTAAAGCCGGCGGCACGTACATAGACGGCAAGCCGTACTTGTCAATCGGCTATCAAGCCGGGCGAGTTGAAGGAATTATACACGCCGACGGTACTGGCGTTCAGGGCGGCACCCTGTTATATACAATTAAAGAGTGGTAATTAAAGAAAAAAGCGGATTTTTGAGGTTTGAAATTTTAAAACCCCAAGAGTCCGCTTTTTTGTGTTTTTACATCAAAATTAATATAAGTCAATTCAAAATGAAGGTATTGAGCGTATAGCTTTATTGCTTATTTGAACTATTGGAAAAATTCCAACGGTTCAACTTTGCTTTACTTTTTTTGCCGTCAAAAAATCGGCAAAAACTATATGTAATTTATGTTGCTGTATGTAAAATTTCCAAATTCCTGTTCTTTGCCATTGTGCTACAAATACCGTATAATAACATATTAGAGAACTTAAAAGAAGTTGGATTAGAATAAAACGTACTATACATTAATGTAAGGATGGTATACATGGGTAAAGTCGGTTTATTGGCGGGCGTCGGAAATTTGCCTGTCGAGTTTTTGCGTGCCGCCCATCAAATGGGGCATGAAGTCATAGTTATTTCCGTCGTGCCCGATACGGCGGCGGCCTTAAAGACCGAAGCGGACGCATACTACGAGATTAATGTGGCGAAGCT